AGGTGATTCAATTACTCCAATACCCTGCTGCATTAATGCACCTTGGCAACACTTTACATCGTATGTATCTTCGTTAAGACACAAACAAGCTCTCCTACTATTCTTTGGAGAACTTAATCCGCGTGTTGGTCCGATATAATATCCAGAATTATTCTCTCTATTAACGGAATATCTTAACGCACCATTTCTACTATTTGACCAAGGCATAATAAATAATGTTTATTACTTTAACAATGTTCAATGTAAAAATGGTAGAACTATTTGGATGCTGATATAGATTTCATCGCTTCCTTATGTAGTATTCCTTCTAATTGTGATTTGTCAGCTTTAAAAGCTAAATATAATAGGCATTTTTCTAATGGTTCTTTCACCACTTCATCTATTTCTTTAATTTTGCCATCGGCAAGTTCAATGATAGTTGAATAAGCTCTCCACTTCTTGCTAAAATTGACCTCATGCTGGGTGGGATTTCCTCCTCCTTCAAAGAGTTCAGGATACCTTTCAGTAAGTCCATTTGCAAATGAACAAAAAAAAACAGGGTGCCCCAATGAACATCCATATCAACATCTAACCATTTGGTTTCATCGATATCGCCACTATATGGTTCTATCTCATATCTTTCTTGATGTCTCTTTGTTACAGGTCTATATAAGATACTCATTATCTTTCCCCAATTCTTATCTATGTTTAGCGTATCGTATTGTGTGATATCTGCGTAAGCACCATAAGACATTTTAGATAGGTTAGGTTCAAAGCCGTATTCCTTTCCATCTATTGTTACGAATTGTGTTAACTCAATACTTTCAGGTGAAGTAAATTCATTTAACTTTGCTTTTACTCTATTGTATGATTCAACTGATAAACTCTTTAGATACTGCGGGTCTAATCCACATAGGTGATGTAAGGTTAATGCAATTTGTGCTTCTTCATCATCTCTATATGCTTCCAAATCGGCTTGTAACGCTAGGTATTGTTTAAGTGTTACATCTTTCCAACTCGTAGGTATCTCTAATGTTAATGTCTTTCTCATGCGGTGTATGTATTTAGTATTTGTTTTAATTGTTTGTTTTTAGCCATTTCGTTTTTCAGCATTGCATCCATAGCAATCATTTTGGCTTTTAACTCTTCGTTTTCTTTTTGTGTTTGTGCTACATATAGTAACAATTGTTTTACTTCTTCTGATGTGTATGTTTGCATATTATCTTATTGATATTGAGTATTGTCCAGCGTTTATCTTCTTCGCATTTAATCTTTCCATACACACATAACGTATTGCATCTATGGCGTGGTTAGAATAATCAACAGGTATGTTTTCAAAGTTACCATTCTTATCTACCATCCAAACATACTCTCCGAACTCCTTCACTATATTCTTGCTTCTCTTTGTCACTATTAAGCGATATTGCATCATAAGGTCAATACCTAGCTTAATCGAATCCTTTCCCTTACGCACTGGTTTAACGTTGAATCCGAGCCTATATAGTTCTTCGTTAAGACGAGGTTCTGCACTATCCGCCCATATCTCTTCTCTTCCTACTTCTAAATCTCTTAATCGTTGTGCTATATCTGATGTAACCATTCCTTTGTGGTATATTAGTTCATCAATGAAAATATCTTTATCTCTTTTCCAAATTGCTACTAAAGCAGTTGGGTCAACGGTAAATCCATAGTCTAATCCAAATGCAACGAACTCTGCATTCTCCGGCACTTCTTCTACTAAATTGATTGAGAAGATTGTACCTACGTTATTACCTGGCATACCCATACCATATATCTTATAGTATTCAGGGTTAATATCTTTTAATCTTTCAATCTCTTCTACTAACTGCTTCTCTAAATAAGGATTATCTTTAAACGTACTAATGTATAAGTCCGCTTCGGGGTGTGTTTGTATTTCAGTAAAGATATAATTGTTTGTACCAAATGATGGGTTGTATGCTATGATACTCTTCTTACGTGTTCTGATAAATAATTGAAACCAATCTTCTCTGCTTAACTCATTACACTCATCTACAAATAAGTAATCTCTTGCACTACCCTTACGTTTTTCCGAACTATCGATTGACATAAACTCAACCATGCTCCCATTATCAAATGTATAGATGTGTTCAGTTGCAGACCATTTATCTTCATCCCATATGTTTAAACCTTTTAGAATACCAACCCAATCTCTCATAATGGATACACGCATTGATGGAAATGATTTACGGACAATAGAGAATACCATATTAGGTTCACTTAATGCTTTAACCAATATCCATTGTAATGCTGAATATGACTTACCACTTCTCGTTCCTCCTTGAAGTATGCAGATTCTTTTACTACCTTCAATATCTCTATACGTCTTTGATGTGTCTATTTGCAGTTCCATCTTGTATGTTTACTGATATTTGTTGAATGCGTTGATTAATTTCTCCTGTCAATTCTATTGCTTGTTTCTTTGGAACGATGTACTCAATTAGTTTCAAATATATCTTTGCTGCTTCTAATGGGTCATTCTTTCTTATCTTCTCCAAATCTTCACGCAGTGCATCCAATCCACTATTAGCCAATCTTGCAACAGCAAGTTTAGCTTGTTCGGTAGAACGATTCAATTGTCCTGCCGGTCTACCTTTTCCTAATTTGTTTCCTTTTGTGAATGGCATCTTTAATGTTTAGCTATGTTATTTTAACACCGATGCTTCCGTTTGTAGTTAATGCGTATATATGTATATATTACTTTAGGAGTGCTACCCATATCGTCTTTAGCATATCAAATCCAAATGCTAGGATGAATAGTAGGAAGAAGTAAGCGGCTAATAATATCATTTCTTCAGATATTAAGAACGATGCCAGTTTCTTCAACCACATTGTTAATTGCTTTCTCATATAGTGTACTTTCTTTTATTCTTCTTTTACCTATCTTATTCTTTAGTCTCCATAGTTCTCTATGCACTTGCTGATATATTCCTTCTCTTATTATCAGGTTTGTCAGAATTATAACTTTGAAATCATCCGGCATCTTACTTATTGGATAGTAGGGATAAAATGGTTCAGTCCATTCTGCTATACCTACGCCTACTCCGTACTCATTCGCAATTCTATGATATGTTTCTTCTCTTAACATTACTATCAAAATTTTCTAACTATCGACCTCATCTCCCCAGCCCCCCTTTTCCCACTCATCCCATGTCATTTTAGTTGTATCAGGGTAATCTCTTTCTATCTTCTTTTGTCTTTTTAAAGGTGCTTCATCTTTATGTGCATTAATCCAATCCATTACTTCTTTATTGTTAAGAGTAATTTCTAAATTGATTCTTATCTGCTCTATCCATTCATTTCTGAAATGTAACTTCTTAAATACTTTGTTTATGCTTTGAAACTTTTGTAAAGGATATGCCCACTTACCTTCTAATGGGTAAGGTAATCTTCCCATCATACCTTTTCTTTGTCCCTTTTGTTCTGCTCTTCTTTCTGCGTATATTCTAGCTGCTTTGTTTCTACACTCTTTACATACATTGCTCGTATGGTCCTTTGGTTGTGGTATTTCTCCTATCTCTCCGCATTTTATACATTCCCTTATCTCTATTCTCATTATAACTGATTAATCTATGAATGGATTCTTTATTATTCCTTTTAGATGCTTTCTTACTTTCTTTATTGCTATAAAGGTTGTCGATTTTGATATTCCGATTTTATCTGCAACTTCTTGCAACGTATCATCAGAAGTCCAATACAACTCATACAACATAGCAGATGCGAATTGTCTCGTTTGTTTTAATCTTTGTATCTCTCCCATTACTTCATCATACGCTTTCATTATACCTAAATCTCTATCTACATCATACTCTTCCGATGGGTCATCAGTAAAGATATCTTCCTGATATTGTAATCGTTTGAGTTTCTTTGTTTTGTTTATCCAACGATGTTTAATGAAATGCATACAGTAAATGAGATTGTATGAGTTATCAAAGAAGATTCTATTGTTCTGCTTCTTATGTAGATACTCATACAATTCCATTACTAAATCTTCACTCTCTTCTGTATTCTTACATATGTTGAATGATACCTGAAGTAACCACGTATGGGATTGTTTAAATAGATTTTCCAATCTTCTTTCACATTGTTCAGCCACACTTCCGGTTACTTCATTAGCCATTTAATAGTGATTCTTTTGTTGAAATAAAATTACGAATAGTTTCAGCTGCTCTCTTCCAATGTCCTGCAGCACTACCACAACTACAAGGCTGTGGTTCATTTGTTCCACTTATTTTATTATGGTTACTCCATACCCATCCCATTCTATCATTAGGAATGTGTGTAGTAATGTTTACCATAACATTTCTTAACTCTACAAACTCATCTTTAGTATAAGGATGGAATGTATGTTCCGGCGGTATTGTAGTTACAGTTGTTTCCATTAGTCTAACTTTTTCAATTTAGGTAATTTAATTTCTTCTTCTTTTGGTTGTTGTGGTTGCTGAAGTGCAATAGGATTATCCAATGCTAAAAACTGCTTAATTGTTTCAAACTGCGGATGGCGTGGTGAGAAACTAAATCCTACTGATGCAAGGATTATAACTAAATCATTTACTGATTGAATCTTTGAAAAATCAACGAGATATACTGAATTCTCATCGATTGCTTGTGTACCATCTAAATTTGCTTTTACTACTTTCATAATTGTTTTATTTGTTTGTATAATATTGTGCTAATGTTAAAATGTATGGCGTTTCATTCCATACTTCTCTTGCTTCATTTGTTTCTAACCATTTAAAGAAACCTTGCCAATTCTCTTCTCCTACTATGTACTTTGTGTTTCCCATATCAGGCATTGAGCGGAATAGTTTCGCATCTGCTACGATTTGTTCTCTACTCCATAATCGCTTCATTTCTAATTCTTTTAGTCGCATTTGAGCGCTTTCTTCTTCTGTTAATACTTTTATCATAACTTATAATTTAATTCCTTCCTGACATCCAAATAGTTCATCTAAATAAATTCTACGTCTTTCGCAGCCACAATCAGGGTTCTTAAAGAATGTCCAAGCTACCCAACCTGCGAATGCTTTACCATGTCCTAATGTTAGGACTGAAATTAGACCTTCTAACCAAGTTCCAAATCTAAATATACATTTCATATTATCTATCTTTTCTTCCGTAAATTGCTTGTTTAACTAATGCTGATACAAAGCCTCCCATTTTGAAACCATGCTTATCGCAATATTCTTTCAGCATCTTATGTGTTTCTTCGCTGATTTGTAGCATTTTGTTTTTCTTAATACTCTTGCTCATTGATTTGTTTTTTTAATTTATAATATTTCTTAGCGTTTTCTGATTTAGTAAGTAATTGTAAGTTATTAACGTGATTGTTTTGTTTATCATTATCAATGTGGTCAACAACTAATGTATCAGGTATACAACCTGTAAAGTGCTGATAAACTAATCTATGAACTCTAAACCATTTTCTGCTGATTGTATCATATAATCCAGCATAAACATATCCGCTTCTATGATTCTTTCTTAATTTAAGTTCATACCAATTAACTCTGCCCCTGCCTTTCTGACAAGTTCTTACTTTTCCTGTATTTGAGATTTGATAGAGTGAGAAACCTTCTATTGGTTTCCAGATTTCATGTGCCATATTATAATTGTTTTTATTTTACTATACTTATATATATCATTTAATTTTTCGAAAAAGCTGTTTTAACTAACTTTTTTTTAAAATAATTTTACACTACTGAATGTAGCCAGAACACCCTTTGGAGCTTTCTGCATTTTTTCAAAATAGTACTTCGTAGTTGAGTCATTATCAGTATAGTAAAGGGTGTCTGTACAAAAACCTATACCAACTCGTCAATCTCTTATTAACTATTTCTTTTGACCTACCGGAGAAAACCTCATCGCTATGTTTCTACATTATTTCAGTAGTGCAATTACTAATCCGATGTCTAAACTACTACCGTTCAACTGAATCATCGTAGCTTGAATACAGGTCGATTTACTTTTAGGGATTTGTTTTTAGAGATGTGCCATTTTTAGAGTTGATGTTTCAAATATACAACAAATATTTTAAATTAACAAATTTATGTTACTAAACTAATTTGTAGTATTTATTATAAGTATAAGCAAATTTTCGAAAGCGCCAATATTCTTTAGAAATTTTAAAAATATTTTTTTATTTGGAAATGTAGATTTTTTTAACTATCTTTGTTAAAGATTAGAGAATAGGACTTAATCAATACTGATTCTTTATACACGTAACTTATAATCAGTGTCCTATTACCTTTTTATATACACCCATCCCGTTAGTGCCATTTCGGGGTGGGTTTCTTTTTGCCCCAAAATACCCCTATTTTCATAACTCATTGATAATCAATCAGTTATAAATTAAGCAAAAAGTTGCTTCATAACGTGTTGATAATTAATCACTTATAAAAAACTTGCTCTATTTTCAAAAATAATTGCTCTATTATTTGGAAAGTTGCTTTCTTTTTCGTATATTTGAGTATTCAAAAATAAAACATTAATTATCAACTTTAAACAAACAAAACAGTTATGGAAAATGTATTAGTTATCGAAGAAGTACTATGTGTACTAAACAACGAAAGAGCCAAAGTTCATTCTAACTTCAACCAATTGCATGATGAGTATTATTCTGTTTCAGATAACAGAAAGTTAAAAATGTATTTAGGTAAAAGAAAGGATGAAGAAAGTATCCGATTAAACACAATCGATTCATTAATTAGAAAGATTAAAAAAATCGAAGAAGTGCAGTATCCAATCGGCTTTAGACATTCAAAAGAAATCAAATTTGCAACCCTTAAATAATAAAACAATGGCACAACCAATCAATTTAACACACACATCAGATTTAATAAATCAATTTAGACATCAGTTATTAAAGCGTAGAGAACATCTTTACGATTTAGAGGATAGATTGACTGATAATGAAGAAGAATCTTTCATCCGAAGTATAGATGATGAAATAGATAGAATACAAAACATTTTTAAATTAATCGAAAAAGGTAAACTATAATTTGGAAAAGTGAAAAACCTTTCGTACATTTGTATTGTTGAGGTTTTAACTGTCCATAGTATTTAATTTTGAAATGAAGAAAGGGTAGCTGTTTTATGGCTACCCTTCTTTGTTTACTCTCTGATTAACGGCCTTGGCCTCTATATCTTTTAGGTTTCTGGTCTTTTGGGCCATAACTCTTTCTTGCTTTACCTGTACTCTTTTTTCCGAATGATACTTTGGTATTTCCTCCTGATGATTTGGATTTAGCCATTTGATAATAAGTTTATTTTATCATTTAAATCATTAACCATAAAGGTTAAATTAATTAATAATTCTTTAAGTTCATCGATGTCTCTTTTAGCGGCATCCATACTTAATTCTAATTGTAGTAATCTCGTTTCCATTACTCTCCACTTACAGGTATACAATTAGGAACTTCTCTACCACCTACATCTTTAGTACCATACTGCTCATATCCAGCCCAACACGGGTCATCACCTTCTTCAGCCATTAGATTGATACCTCTGAATTTAGTATCGTAAGCTACTCTAGCCATTACTTTAGCTGAAGTATCTTTAATCTTACTCATTGTTTCTTTATCCCAATAAGAGTAACATATAGCTGTTGCTACATCTTGCTCTTTGCCTGAATTGATTTCTTCACCAATACATCTACTGATGAATTCACTTTCAGATTCTCCTTTGTTAATACTGATTGGCATTAGTTATCTACTTTATATGTTTTATTATTAAATCTTACTTTATAAACAGTATTGAAGTCCAAAGTTCTCCAATCACCATCTAATCCAACTACTGGCACATTATACATATCCATCATTGCTTTAGTATCACTACCGCCGGCAATACCATCACCAATCGGTCCATCAATCCAAAACATATCATAATATCTTTTTCTGCCAGTTTCAGTAATCCAACCTACTCTAACAGGGTTAGAACGAGTTGCCTGATTCTTTAGGATATCTTCAAATTCAGAGAAACTAATTTCAGCTGAAATGAAATGTTGTAATTTACTATGTACGGAATTACTTGTCATCTTTCTTTTTTCTTTGAGATGATGATTGACCTGGATATGTAGATGAGATTGATGGTTGAACACCCTCACCTTCTTCTAACA